AACCGTTGGCGAGATTGCCAAGCTGGCGCGGGGACACGCCGAGGGCCAGCGCCACCTTGTCACGGCCATGCACGGCGATCATGCGCGAGACGCCAAGCATCATCTGCGCGTGGAACTTGTCTTCGCCCACCGGGGCGCAATCAGGAACGACAGTGTTGCTGCGGTCAGGCATTGTTGGCCTCATGGGCAGTTACGAAAACAGGGGAGCGCCAGCGGGCGCGAAGCCACCACGCGGTGATCACAAAGGCGCGGATGTGAAGGGCGGCCAGTTCGTCTTTGCGGAGGAGGGGAAGCATCTAGGCCAACCTGTCCGCTACGAGCTTCGTGTAGCCGATGATGTCGTGCCAGCTGTCGTGGTAGAATGGATCGCCATTCAGGATGCGCCCGACCTTGTGGGCGACCATCTCAAGGGCTTCCTTCATCTCAGCAGTGAGTTTGTCCCAGTTCGGGCTGTCGGCCATCGCTGCCGTGATGTTCTGCGTGATGTACGCGTGCTGGGCGAAATCACCGTAACGAGTGCCGCGCTCGGCCAGTGTGGCGTCGATGTCGGGCACAGGGGTCTCCTCCGCCTTGCACGCGCCGCAGAACAGATCGGCCGGAATGCCGTGGTGGCAGTCGAGGCTCGCCATCACAGCTTCCCCCACTCGCGCGCGGCAAACCGGATCACCGGGCCGATCAGGCCTTCCCATGCATCCCGAAGCCGAAGGGCAACGCTTCGGCGCGGTTTGCCGCGACCGCAGGCACTCGCCCGGAACGAAACCCAGCCGTCCGCGTCAACCTTATGGCAAGTTGTGCAGTGCCAGGTGAGCAGGGAGCAAGAGGCACCTACCACACCGGTGAGAATCACACCTGACCAGTCCAAGACTTGCCCCCTCAAGTTAGTGTTGTGCGCCCCGATCCCGCAGGGCGCGGATATACAGTTCAGCTATGCGGCCCGTTGTGGGGTGGAGGTGTCTGCGTCAGGGCGCTTGCGAGAAGCGCTTGATGCCAGTTCCTCCAGCGTTGACAGGTCAGCCTGCGCAATCTCCAGCCACAGGTCGGCGGGAATGCTGTCGCGCTGGTCCCACGAACGGACGGTGGTAATGGGCCGTCCAGTCAGCGAGGCGATCCGATCGTGACCAGCGTCGCGCAAAATGTCTCGGTGGGTTCTCATGCTCACGTTATGCATTTTGCGTCACGGGAATGCAAGCGCCTTTTGCATAATGCGGTTAGCTATGCTGGAGGCATGGACAAAGCCTCGGAACGACTTCGCATCGCCCGACTGCGGGCCGGATTTGAGACCGCCAAGGACGCCGCCGAAGCGATGGGCGTTCCTGTTTCCACATATTTAGGCCATGAGAACGGAAACCGGGGGTACCCCGCAAAGAAGGCCGAGCTTTACGCGCGCAAGTTCAAGGTGCGCGAGCAATGGCTGCTCTACGGTGTCGGGGAGGGCCCAGGCGACAACGGCGACCAGAAAGCCGAGATCATCAACATCATCGATCACTTGCCGCCCCTCAAGAGGGCAGAGGCGCTCGGGTATTTGCGTGGCCTCTCACGGGGCACCAACGCGTGATCTGGATAGGGAGGCGGATGTGACGCCGTACGAATGGGGCAAAATAGTGGGCACATCCTTGGGGATGGGCTTCCTCTTGATCCCGACGCACTGGATTGCCGTCAAGACGATCAAAGATCGGCCCGCCGCTCTCGCGGTGGCATGGGGGATAATCTGGATCTCGTTCGCATGGGTGCTGGGGCAGCCCGACCCACTTGCCCTGTCGCTCGCCCGTTCGATCCCTGCGGCGCTGATCGGTGGGCTGGTGATGTTCGGAGTTGCCCGTCGCATTCGCAAGAACCCCACCCCCTGACCAGCTGGGTGCGAGGGAGAGATTATGAGTTTAGAGCATATGAATCTGCCGGCCACCAAGGGTGACATTGCGTTTGTCGCGGCCCATGCCTCGCTGGCGGTGCGTATCCTCTCCTCGGCCATCTTGGCTGCTTCTAGCGGAGACCGGGCCGAGTGCGCGGAGCAACTCAGAGAGGCAGGGAAGCAGGCGGACGAATTGTACGCCACGTTCAAGAGCTTGATCGGCGATGCCAATGACTAACGGCGCGATCGATGTCGGGTTACTGCAAGCTCAGTACGAACGTGTCCGGGCCGAGAACGAGCGCTTGAAATCCGGCAGGGGAGGTGGCACCTCTGGTGGTATGGATACGGTTGACGCCAAAATCGCTGCGGCTGAGGCGAGGACGGACACCAAGTTCGCCGAGCTGCAAGGCAGCATCAAGCTGGAATTCGCAGAGCTTCGCGGCAATCTTACCCACTTGCAGAGCGCGGTCGACGGGAAGCCTGGTTTATGGGCCTTGGTCGCGACGGTAGCTACGGGAGCTGCCGGAATTATCGGAATTATACTGGCGGTGCTGGCGTTTGGCGGCGATCGCTTCGATGCGGGCCTAGGCCTTTCTGGGCAGCAGCAGGCGCAGGAACAGCACGATGCCAAGCAGGACGAGGCACTGCAGGGCATCGGCGCCAAACTCGATAGGCTGATAGAACGCACCCACTGAGTCGGTCCGTCTCCCCGGACCACTGGAGCCGCCTCGGGCAACCGGGGCGGTTTTCGTTTTCCTACACGCTAGGCGATGGCGCAGATTGCACAGGTGATTCGCGACCATGATGCTTTTTCGCGAAAATAATGCAAAATGCATTTGACATACTGTGACGCAAAATGCATAACCCTCCTATCAGCCGGGACAAACCAACCCCGGCGCTAGGAGGTCCAGATGACTTACCCCACCGGATCGATCGCCGCTCTGCTCGCAGAGAAGGGCATCACCCTCGGCACCAGCGAGAACGGCCATAAGGAGCTGTTCCGTGAAGGTGTGTCGCTTGGCTGGTTCAACGCCAACACGGCGGTCAACCGCTTCCTCCCCGAACACCGGGGGGCTTGAGCCATGGCCCTAGACATCCTCACCCCAGACCAGCTCGCCAAGGTCCGCGATGCCGCGCTGCGCAAGGCTGACTGGTATGAAGCCCGCCCCGTAAGCACCACTGGACAGGTCGGCTTCTTTCAAAAGCAGACCCGTGACAAGCTGGTGCGCGGCCTGCGCCACACCGCTGCCGACTGCCAAGCGGCAATCGACGGCTGCGAGACTTCGATGGACTCGGTTCTGGTTGAACTGGACGAGGACGGCGATCTGGCCCGCGCAGCCTACTCGTATGTTCCGGCGATGGGAGCGGCAGCATGAGCGCGCTCGACACCATTACGCTCTCGTCGTCCTACATGACGGACTACACCCGGCAGAAGGCCGCATTTCAGACCGCCGTGTTCTGCGCAGCCAGCCTGCTCAAGAACGGCAGCCCGATCCAAGCACTCGGCGTTCTGCGCGACTGCATGGAAAAGCACGACGAGGACGCTGCCCGCGTTCTCTGGCCCACCCCTCCCGCGCTGTCTGTAGCCGAGATGGCGGAACTGATCGCCGGGGATGAAGCCGCCGAGCGCCGGGAAGCCGCGATGGAACTCGACGCTGCCGAGACCCCCTCGGAACTTCCTGCTCGGACAGGAGGGCTGGGAGCATGAGCGTGCAGCACACGCCGGGACCGTGGGCGGTGAACCCGTGGAATGCGCAAGTCGATAGCGGACAGGTCTGCCCTTCCGGCGAGGAGCTAATCCCGGTTTGTCAGATGCTTTGGCCGACCGATCTCCGCAGCGAGGGCGAGACGCAAGCAAATGCACAGCTTGTTTCAGCGGCACCCCGACTCCTGATCGCGCTTGAAGAGGTGCTGCATTGGGACGCCCGGCGCGGCCACCTCATTCCTTATTCAGTTCGCGATCCGGCCCGTTCTGCCATCGCTAAAGCCCGAGGTGAAGCGTGATTGCCACTGTCACCAGTTGGTGGGCCACACATAGCCCCTTCGCTCTGGAGCGTGACCTTGTGCAGGGCCCCATTCACCCCCGCCCTGTCGCTGCTGGCATCATCGCCGGATCACTGCTGATCGTGCTGGTGCCGTTCCTGGTGGCTGCTGCGCGTTTGATGGGAGGTCGGTGATGGCTGAATTCTACATTGAAACCAATAGTTTTGCTGCACCGTTCATTAGCGACAGTGGGCATTGCTATGTCGAGGCCCCGACCGCTGGCGATGCGCTGCGCAAATGCGCGCGTGAGTATAGCCACCCGTGCGGCCTGTATGCCGCCGCAGCGTACTCCAGTGCGGATGCCCGCAACAAGGGCGAAAAGCCGCTAGCCCGTTGGCTCTGCAATCAGGCGCGACGCCTTGAGGGCGTAACCGGAATGGTCCGCATGGATGGTCCGGGCCGGGGCGAAATTAACGGTGAGACAGTCGAAATTGAGAACCCGAAAGAGGGGCGCGTCGTCGCATGACCAGCGCCCGCTTCTACCACACCCACCGCCCCAGCCTTGTGAGTGCTCCTGTTGCTCCGATGGATGGAGAGACGGAGCGCTTCTGGACCCTCCGCAAGCAGGGCGTCCCCACCACCAGCGAATACCTCCAGATGAAGGGACTTTCGAAGTGACAGCCCAGTCCAAAATTGAGCCCGCGCCGCCGCAGTCGGTCTATGCCAAGATTGCCGCCGTGCAGGGCGCGCTTGCCAGCACCGGCATCGGCAAGGACCGCACCAATTCAACGCCCGGCGCGAACTACCGTTTCCGGGGCATCGATGACGTTTACAACGCCTTGGCCCCGCTGCTCGCCACGCATGGCCTGTGCATCCTGCCCCGCGTCGTGGCGCATACCCTGACCGAGCGTGGCAAGACCAAGAACGGCAACGCGATCTTTTCCGCCGTGGTCGATGCTGAGTTCGATTTCGTCTCGGCGGATGACGGTTCGTGCCATGTGATCCGCACGGTGGGCGAGGCGATGGACAGCAGCGACAAGGCCACCAACAAGGCGATGAGCGCGGCTTACAAATACGCAGCGTTCATGGCGTTTGCTATCCCGACTGAGGGCGATAACGACGCCGACGCCAATACGCACGAAGTCGCCGTTGCGCCGGATGCCATGCCGGATAGCGAATGGGCGAAACTGGTCCAGCTTGTCGAGGCCACCAGCGCGAACGTCCCGGCAATGCTCAAGTACCTCAACGTGCGGGTGCCGGGTGACAACCTGCGCCTACTCAATCCCGATCAGTACACGAAGGTGCTGGACGCCCTCAATGACAAGCTGGCGAAGATGGCGAAGGCCGAAACCGACGCCAAGGCGAAGGAGCCCGCATAATGGACCAGCGCAGCCCCGAATGGTTCGCAGAGCGGGCCGGGAAAGTCACCGCCTCTTGCGTGTACAAGGTCATGGCCCGCACCAAGACCGGATACGGCGCAGACCGCGCCAACTATCACGCCCAGCTTGTCACCGAGCGCCTGACCGGACTTCCGGCGGACAGTTTCAGCAACGCCGCGATGCAGTGGGGCACTGACACCGAGCCCCAGGCGCGCGCTGCCTACGAATTTCACACCGGGCGCGATGTGGTCGAGATGGGTTTTGCCCCGCACCCGGAGATAACGATGGCCGGGGCTTCGCCTGACGGGCTGGTCGGATCGGCCGGGCTGATCGAGATCAAGTGCCCGAACAGCGCGACCCACATCACTACCCTGCGCGGAGCTGAGATCGACCGCAAGTATCTCCTGCAAATGCAGTTCCAGATGGCCTGCACAGCGCGAGACTGGTGCGATTTCGTGTCGTTCGATCCGCGCCTGCCGCGCGAGATGCAGTTGCATATCCGCAGGGTTGAGCGGGACGACGCGCTACTCAGCGAAATTCATGGCGAGGTGGCCAAATTCCTCGCCGAAGTTGATGAAGCCGTGGCGGACCTTCGCACGCGGTACATGACCAAGGAAGCCGCATAATGTCTGACCGTCTCGACGCCCTGCTCGTCCGCGAGAGCAATGGGAAAAGCTATTTCACCAAGATCGGCGTGGCCTTCGCCAACAAGGACGGCAAGGGCTGGTCGGTGCTCCTGGAAGCCATGCCTGCCCCGGTGGAAGGGCAATACAAGATCATGCTCCGCGAGCCGCTGCCCAAGGACGACCGCGAACGCTCTGCCCGTGGCGATCGCCAGCAGGCCCAGCAGCGCGCCAACTCCTACGCGGACGATGACACCGGAATTCCGTTTTAGCCGACGCAATGGCCAGCAATCCCGCTGCTCTATCCCCGTGCCCGGCGGGTTATCCGGGCCCCTATTCTGAGGACCGCATGAAGATCGATACGCGCCCACGTAAGCAAAACTCGCCCCGGCCAGCATGGCGGGTGGCCGAGGGCTTCAAGCAATGGCTCCGGGGGCGTTCCTGCGCTGCTGATGGCTACGGCTTGTGCGAAGGCCGGATGGAAGCCGCGCACGTGGACCATGCGGGCGGCAAGGGCATCGGGGTGAAGGTAGCCGATCGGCACTGCATCCCGCTCTGCACCGGCCATCACTCGCGCCAGCACAAGCGGGGCTGGGCCACGTTCGAGGCGGAATGCCTTGGCGGGAAGTCGGCTATCGCAATGGCTAATGCCTATTGGAACGCATGGCCGGGCCGCGTCCGGTGGGAGGCCGAGCATGGCTAACGAGATCATCACCGCCGAACAGGTCAACCGCGCGATCAACGAGGCGGAAGAACTATTTGTCTCTGCTGGCCAAGCCAAGGTCCGTGCCGAGCAAATGGACTATCGCCGCAAGTCGGTTCGGGCCGCCATGTTCGTCAAGCACAAGGCCAACGTCAAGAGCGCCGCCGAGGCTGCCGAACTGGCCGAATGTGATCCGGTTTACGAGCTGGCCAAGGAAGACTGGTTCGCCGCCGCGATGGAAGCCGAAACCCTGCGCGCCCAGGCCGAAGCCAAGCGGATGAAATTCGAGGCGTGGCGCACCCAAGCAGCAACGGCCCGAGCGCAAATGAACTTGAGGTGATCTATGACCGATAGCCAACAACAGGGCTGGAGAAACATCGCCAGCGCGGAAGACATTGCCTTCACGCGATGGTTCACGGAAATCGAGGTCTTCTCTCACCGCTGCGAGAGGTTCGCCGATGAATGCCATCTCGACGATGCGGTCCATCAGATCGCCCGCAACTGGCTGCGCGCCGCATTTCAGGAAGGGTTCGAAGCCGGGCGCAAGTCCAACCCCCATATTTCCTCACCTAGAGCAACGGGGGGGAGCGATGACAGCTCACACCATCGCCTCTAAGTTCCGCCGCGCCCTGCGCAACGGCACCGGGGCCAGCTTCACGCAGGACCAATTGCGAGAACTGGCCGACTACGGCGTGCTGAAAACGCTCGCCCTGATTGAAGCCGAGGAACTATGCCCCGCGAAACCAGCCCCTACGTCCGCGACCCCTATTGGCTCGACTACCGCCGCGACGGCAAAGCCCCAGGCATCTGGCAAATCGCGCGCAATGAGCGAGGGTCGGTCCTTTATCGCAGCACTCGCAAGCGGGATGTAGGAGAGGCCATTGCCGCCCTTGACGCCCATGCCGAGGAACTGCGCTCCAAGCAGCGCCAGTTACCCCATGAAGCCTTGGCTGCGGCACATCTGGTCAACTACTGGAAGGAACACGGTCGCAAACTGGTCAACGCCGACCAGACCGGGCGCAGCCTACGGACGTTCCTCGCCTTTCTCATTCAGGACGAAGTGGGCGCGCAGGCGGTGATTACCGACCTGACCCCAGTCCTGTTCGAGCGGTTCCGCGAGTGGCGCATGGGGCCGCACGCGTTCTCTCTGGAATGGTTCGGAACGACGTTCGATTATTCCAGCCAAGGTGTTGCCGGGGCCACCGTGCAGCGGAACGTCAACGACGTGCGGGCCGCGATTTATCACGCGCAGGCCAACATGCGCATTCCGATGGCACCGAAGATCCGCGACCTCGGGGAGAAATACAAATCCCCGCCGCGCGAACGGGTGCTGTCCTTTGCGGAGTTGGGGCAAATTGCCTGGTATGCCAAGCACAACCCCGACCTGTTCCGGTTCATTGCCTTGCAGATCGGCACCGCAGTTAGGCCGATGGCCGCACTGGCGTTCGATCCGCGCCGCCAGTTCGATCCGCGCACTGGCCTGATTGACCTACAGCCGACCGAGGCCAAGCAGACCAAGAAGCGCAACGCGATCATCCCGGCAATCCGCCCGCTGCGCACGGTCCTCAAGGCATGGGCGCGCGACGGGGCCAAGCCGGTGGACAGCCGCAAGACCGCATGGCGGATCATGCGCCGCACCCTCGGCCTGACCAGCGACGTGTTCCCCAAGACCATCCGGCACACCGTGGCGACGATGCTCTACGCCGACCCGACCGTGCCCGAGCGCGAGATCGTGGAACTGCTCGGCCATGAGGGCAAGCTGGCCCGCACGACGCGCATCTACGCGAAGTATGACCCAGCCCGGATGCAGAACGTGACCCGCAGCCTGACCACCATCTGGCTGCAAGTGACTCGGGAAGCGCGGAAATTCGGGACTGACCATCGACTGACCACGACGGGGCAGGGTGGAAAGAATATTGTTGTCGATGAATCCCGGTGATGCTAGGATTTCAGCCGGTTCGGAATGGTGGGCGCGACAGGGATTGAACCTGTGACCCCACCCGTGTGAAGGGTTTTCAGCCGTGAGCAATGGCGGAATTACGTTAGACCGCGATGGAACGGATGATGATTCATCCGTGAACAAGTCGGCATCGGCTGACCATCTACTGACCACCGGCGAGGTGGTGTGATGGGCTATTTCCCGAACATGACGTCGTGGGAGTGCTGGGCGGCCGACAACTGCTTCAAGTGCCGCCACTGGCCAAAGGATGAGAACGCACCCGCCTGCCCGGTCGAGATGGCCCATAACCTGTACGCCTACGAACTGTGCAACGAGAAGGATCATCCGGGGAAGGTCATCCTCGACATGCTCATTCCTGTGCGCGCTGATGGCCTCGGCAACAAGAAGTGCGCCCTGTTCGCCACGCGCAATGGCGTCTCTGACAAGCATCTGAAGGACTGGGAGAAGTACAAAGCCGCGATGGCTGAAGCCTCCCTCATCCCTACGGGTATGGTGGGGGAAGGGCGGTGAGGAACGACCTTCGCAGCGACCCCGAGTTCCTGCGCTACTACGCCCATGTGCTCACCCGCGAGGCCATGCTGCGAGGGGGTGACGGCTCTTTCGTGGAGTTCCTGATTGCCGGGGCTGACCGGGCAAGGCGTGAAGCTGACGAGATCGAGAACCGCAAGCCGGCGCAAGGCGACCTGTTCGCCGCCTGACCCGCACCACATAGGAGAAATATGGTGTCCAACATGAGCCAGCATTTCCACGAAATTCAGCAGAGCGAGGACTATCAATTCGGGTGGCAGAGCGCCGAGCGCGGCGAGCCTCGACCTGACTGGAAGCCAATGCCCGGCGAACACTCCGATAAATTGGAGCGCCAAAAGCTGGGTTGGGACAATTTCCACGAACAAGGGAGGTCGCTGTGACGATAGCGGACGGCGAGACTGTTCACGTCGTCCCGCTCAACGATCTGCGCGACCACGACAGCGCCGCAACCTGCTGGTGCCATCCAACGCAAGACGAGGAAGAGCCGCTCGTTTGGGTCCATCACAGCATGGATGGACGCGAGAACACTATCGAAAAAGGAAACCTCCAATGACCGAAGACCAGATCAAGCACATGGCCAACCGCTTCCTTGGCTGGAAGCTGCCGAAGCCTTTCCACCCGGACAACTACATCAGCTTTACGCCGCCCGCCCCACTCAATCCGGGTACGCCATACGAGAACGACCTGTGGCCCATCGGAACTAACCTGTTCAATGCCGATCAGGCCGAAGCGATGATCCGGTATCTGGTCGAGGGACTGCCTCAGCCATGACTGACCACTCCCCCGCCCTGATCGTCGCTGCGAAGGCGCTGGCAGAGAAGCATGGCGTTCCATCGTGGGCAATCCGCGATTGGGGCCATCTACAGGCCGCCCTCTGCGAAGCCCTGACCACCACACCACCGAGCGAGGAAGCGATGAGCGACCTGACCGCAGTTCAAAAAAGCGCATCACTGGCCATTGCCGAGATCGCGGCAGGCTGGATACGCAAGTCGTTCTTCACGTCCTGCTCTGGCGGTGGTGAGGGCTATCATCTGAGGCTGACGTACCGTTCGATGGACGAGATGCACAAGGCCGAGGACGCGATCAAGGCGTTTGCGACTGATCGGCAGTTTCAGCCTCTCACTGAGCGGCTCGCCCCCAAGCCCGAACCCACCGAAACAGCATGGGACGGCACGCCGGATGGCGGGATTTCCGTCGGCCACTTCAAGCCAGCATTCCCGGCCAAGCCCGAACCCACCGAGGATCACCTGCGGCGGGCGGGAGCATTGCTGGTCGAGGCAGGGAGTTGGCGTCACGCCGTCGCCCGCCTACTGGCCGAGCGTGATGCGATGCAGGCAAGGGTGTTGATGTGGCTTGGCAGCTATCTAGATTGGCTTCCTGGCTATGCGGTAGAGGAGTTGCAGGAGATTATTCCTCCCGCCGAACCCACCCCCACAAGCGTAGCTTGCGAAGCGCCCGATCCCGACCTTGTGCTGGCGCGGGAGCATGAAGCCATGGTGTTCGAGCGGGTGGGGTGCCTTGAAGATGCCGCTGCATGTCGCGCGGGCAGCAAGGACAAGACCATCGCCGTCTCGGCCCGCCTTGATACGATCCGCGCCCTCAAGTCGAAGGAGCAGGGGTGATGCTCGGCAACCGCATCAGGCTGGAAACCAGCACCAGCGATATGAACTATCATGGGCCGGAGCAATCAACCCTACGCCTAACCGTCAGGGCCCGGCGAATGGACAGCTACGCCAAGCGCTGGTCGCTTGACTTCTACGGACGCAGCGGGGCGTGGTTCAGGATCATGCTGACCTTCCCGCGTTGGCTTGGTCCGTGGCCAAACGTCAAGCTGAAAGGCCAAGCCCATGACTAGTGATCTGGCCCAGCTAAAAGCCCGGCGCGATGCTTTGAATGCTGAGATCGCCCTAATGGAACGCGGGATCGAGCGCGCAGCCTACGACGCCTCAATGTGTAATCAGTTGGCGTCCGTAAACAAAGCCAGAGCCGAAAAGGGGGAGCCACCCCTTTCGATGGCCGCGTTTCTTGCCAGTGATGGGGAACTGCCATGACCGATGACTATGAGGCGCTGGAAGTGTGGCGGAAGGCGAAAGAGGTTCACTATACCCGCTCGCGTGAGATCGAATGGCATATGAGCGAACAGGGTAAGGGCACTGCTAACCAAGCCGCCGCAGCCATCCTGCGCGATCATGTCGAGGCGAAGCTGGCCGAGGTGCGGGCGGAGCGGGATGCTGATGCAATCGCCCTAGACGGGTATCGGGCAGCGGCTTGTTTCATCGGCGCTGATAGCTGGGATGGTTGCTCCGACTGTATGGATATTCTCAAGGCGGCGAAGGCCACCGACATCTTTTACAATCCAACCACAGACGACACGGCTTTGGCCCTTAGGAATCTTCGGTCACGATACTACGGCGTGGCCCCGCAAATGGCCTCACAAATAGAGGCAGACCCGTCAGGTGGGTGGAAAACGGCCCTTGCCGACCGCGACCGCACCATTGCCGAGCAAGCGGCTGAGATCACTCGCCTGATGGACGACGAGCGCGCGTGGGGGCAGGGCTATCGCGCTGGTGAGAACAAGTGGGCCGAAGCGGTTGCCGAGCAAGCGGCTGAACTGGATCGGCTGCACGCCGTCATGGAGCGGTGCGCCGTGATCGTGGACCGCAACCTGTATCACCAGCGCGAGAAGGTGGACGATGTTCCGCGCCTTCTCCGCTCTGCCATCCACGGAGGTTCCAATGCCAAGTGACCAGACAGCATGGCTGATTGAGCGCGACGATCTGGCAACCGTTGAGAGCGGTGGCCGGGTTTGCCTGCACTACTACGGCTTCTGGCATGAGCATGGGATGCACTTCTGGACGCCGGACCACATGAAAGCATGGAGGTTCACCAGCAAGGAGTGCGCCGAGCGTGAGACTAACGGTGACCCGCTCCTGCGCGTTGCTGAACATATGTGGATGGACACCCGCACCCCACCAGCGAGCGAGCCTGTTCCCGAGGTGGCGGAAGCGTTGAAGGAACTCGACAAACTCGCATTCATCCTGCGCAACGAAAAGCAATTACCGTGGCGGGGCGATGCTGTCATCCAAGCCGCCGCCCTTCTCTCCGCTCAAGCGGTCATGCTGGAGGAGGCGAGGGGGTGCATTGAAGCGCTGCTAGCATGGGATAAGCGGCGCAACTTTCCGGTGCCATACGAGGTGCGCGATCCAATCCTCGCCCTACTCGCCAGGATGGAGGCTCAAAGCCATGTCGGATGAACTGCATGGGGATCAGGGCGCTTCGCTACGCGACCGGGCCTGCGGCCATTTTGTGCTGCATAACATCGACACCATTCTCTCCGCACTAAGGGAGAGAGAGGCGCGCGAGGCGGTACAAGTCCCCGCAATTCAGCAGGAATCGCCCAACGGCTATCGGCTATACGTTGGCGACCAGGGGCCGACGAACTGGGCAGGCGAACACATGAAGGGAGAAGAGGAATGATCTGGTTGCCAATCGAGACCGCGCCGAAGGATGGCACGGAATTCGTAATGGTTGATGCGAACGTGAACACCGCGACCGTTGGGCACTGGATGGCGGACGTAGAATGGCGGAACGCCGGGCGGCTTGAAGGAGAAGGCATTGCAGAGCCGTCATGGTTCCCGCTCTCCGGCCCAACGCACTGGATGCCTTTGCCGCCGCTTCCCACACGGTAAGGAGGACGTATGGACCGGATCGAGAACATGGCGCGGGCGATGGCTATTGCCGATGGGTTTGATCCCGATGCGCAGGCATCCGGTGGACCTAACGATTTTGCTTTGCAGGCGAGCCAGTTCAACGGCTACGGGGTATGTGCCTACGGGCCAGTTTGGCAGACATATCGTCGCAAGGCTAACTTGATGATAGCCGCATTGGAGGCGTCCCACCCTTGACACGCCCCGCGCAATGGGGGATTCTAACGGCATGAACCGCGCGATTACCACAACCACCGGCTTAACGATACGATTGACGCGATAAGCGTTCGTCGATTGCCGGGTTAGGTCAATGGTAGATCAACCCCTTTGTAACGGGAAGATGCGGGTTCGATTCCTGCACTCGGCACCACCCATCAGCCGGTGTAGCCCAAAGGTAGAGGCAGGAGACTTAAAATCTCTTCAGCGTCGGTTCGACCCCGACCACCGGCACCATTATAGAGGTGTACCATGGATCAGGAATTCACTCTCAGCCCATCGCAGGGTGTCATGCTCATGGAGATGGCCGAACTTCTGCGGCATGGCGAGATCGAGATCAGGGGCGACGGGGAAGACCCTGAAAACGCTTACAAGGCATTGATGGACATCGCGCAAGAGATTGCATTGCAAGTGGCGCAGTAAGGGGTCGGCTTCGGTCGGCCCCTTTTCAACATCCCACGCCGTTCAGCGTCACCCCCGACTTGACCGGCGAGGCGTTCAGCGTTCCGAGGCACTGCTTGACCATCGTCCCCGTGACCTTCGCCCCGTTGATCGTCACCCCGGAAATGCCCCCGGTGTAGTTCAGCACGCGGAAAGCGGTGACCGTGTTCGGATTGGTGATCGTGGTGTTCGCAATCGAGACGTTCGTCACACTCTTGAGATCGGTGAACACCATGACCGCGGCGTGGTCGATGTCAGTCCGGGTCCGCACGCCATCCAGCACGTTGTCGCGCAGGTCGATGCTATCCACCGCGCCCGTGCCCCAGCCCGAGATCGAAGCAACGCGGATTGCGGAAACCCCGGTGCGGGTCAGCTTGTTGCGGTACGCTTGTCCGCCACTGGTGCCCTCGAACGACACGCCAGAGGCGGCGCCATCGCTGCACACGTTGTCGAGGAACTGCACGTTGCGATTGATCCCCGTCCCGTAGCCGATCGAGGCAAAGCAGTCGTCACCCGCGTTCAGCGCGGTGTTGAACTGCGCCAGCACGTTGGACGTGCCGGTGAAGTGGAACGCATCGGCCAGCGAGCCATCGACCAGGCTGTTGGTCACCGTCGCCCCGGTCGAGTTGTAGTAGAGAATGCCAGCGCCTGCGACCTTGCGAACGGCCACGCTGTCGATCGCGACGTTACTCGCGGTGTCAACGTAGATCCCGCGCGACAGGCCGTCCGTGGTGCGGGCCGTGGCATTGGCGGTGACGGTGAAGCCCTTGAGCGTCACCCCACTACCCCCGGCAACGATGACCGAGGACAACAGCGGGTTGAGCGCCTTGAGGACCGTCACGTCCTTGCCCGCACCCTGGATGGTGACGTTGGTCTTGCCCGAGATGCGCAGGTTCGTGGAATAGGCACAGGTTGCGGCGGGCAGGGTGGTGTTCCCGGCGTTGAACGCGGCCTGCAGGGCGGCGGTGTCGTCTATGCCCTTGCAAGTCAGTGAGGCGGTCGGGACCGGCGCAGGTGTGGGAGCGGGGGTGGGCGTAGGGGTTGGCGTCGGAGCAGGAGCGGGCAGCGCGGCTTTGACGGCCTGCGCGTCGGCAATCAGCCGGTCCACCAGTTCGGGGAGCGTCTGCGCCGCAGCAGCGGTCGGGGCAAGGGCGAGCAGGATGGCGAGGCGCTTCATGGTTGGTCTCCGGTGATGGATAGGGCCCAATCGCGGCAGGCTAGGCCGAAGGATTGCCACTCGGCGGCGGCGCGCACGTCGCGCTCGTCCACGACAATGCCGGTGGACAGGTCCGCAGGAACGGGGGCAGGACTGGCTTGACCGATGGGCTCGGCGGGGCCGCTATGACCCTGGGGCTGCACGCGGTGCTGGCGAATAAAAGCATCAGTAGCAGCACGAGCGCTGGCAAGATCATCAATGTGTCGCCGATCGGCTTCGGCAGCTTGATGCGCATAGGTCGTCCTTTCCTGTGTCCGGAGCGCTTCCTGTGCCCGCTGGGCGGCCTGTGAGGCTTGCTGGCAGGCGTCCGCCCTCTGGTGCCACTTGTGGGCGTCATGGCGCTGGTAGAGCCCCCACAGGGCCAGCAGGGCGATTGCGAGGAGCAGGGGATTGGCCTTGATCCAGCGCCAGACGGGCAGGAGACGAGCGAGCAGCAGCATCATCCCGCACCTTCGTTCTGGGCCTTGGCGACCTGCCGATCCTTGAGTGCAATCGCGCCTGCCGCCGCACCGAGACACGCCGCAAGTCCCGCCGGATAGGCGATGCAGAACGTGTCGAAGGTAACCGTAACCTTACCTGTCCAGACCAGCGCCGGGGCTGTCACGATATAGGTGGTGGTGCCGAGTGCGCCGAGAATGCGGCCGATTTCGAATTCACCGGAGATGCCGCGAAGGGCGTTCATGATGCTCATGCGTCTGCTCCATAGAGCGCGGCTTCGGCGGCGCGGCGGCGGGTGAGGCCGGGCAGCACGCGGCCACCAGCCTTGTCCCATCGGGCGAACTGCGCCTGCGCAGCGGCGTATTGCCCCGCGTTGTGCAGGCGGCGCAGCGTGGAGTTTTCGAGGTTGTGCAGGCCGAGGTTGTAGGCGAACGAGACCAGCGCCGAGAACTGATTGGGGGTGCAGGTCGGGCACAGGCCGGCAACACCTTGTTCGAACAGCCGCAGGTCGTTGATCAGGAAGCCCTCGGCCTGGTCCTGGGTGATCGTCATGCCCATCTGCACGTCGCGGCCCGTGTGGCCGTAGCCGATGGTCGGAACGCCTGCGGGGCAGAGATACGCCTTGAGCTTGCATCCCTCGAACTGGCGGATGAGGTCAACGCCCGGCCTGTTCGTGCGCATCATCCCTGCCCCCCGATCCGCATTGCCAGAGATTGCAAATCGTAGGGCACCGGCTCGACCGGGTAGGCGAGGCGCAAGCGCTGGGTCATCAGGCACCGCTCGGTGCATATCTCCATCAGCCGGTGGACAGCCTCGGTGCGTTGCTCGAGCGCGGCCTTGCCATCAGCGCACATGGTTGAGCCTTTCGGAAAGCTGGGTGAGGGCTTTCGCCATCTCGATGTCAGCGGCCGTGCGGGCGGCGTCGAGCTTGTCGCGGGTGGTCTGGTTCCACACCAGGTAGCCGACGAACGGCCCCGCCATGCCGAACTGCTTCGCGAATTCGATGATGTCAGTCCAAGTCACTCGCGCCCCCGCTCGATGTGGTTACAGATGGTGTTCGCCAGCCACAGCTCGATGGCGAGGTGAGCAGCAAAGATGAGAGCGGCAGCCGCCAGGAACCCGGCGGCAAACAGCGTCACCGTACTGACTCGAAATGCTGCGAAAATGGTGATTCACAGATGCGCTTATTCGAGGCGCTGAATCCACAATTACTCATGAATCTGCGCCCCTGCTCATGCGTTAGCCTTGTACCATGTCACGCTTGCTTTTGCTCGCCTTCGGCCTTGCTGTATTCACAGCGGCGTTTTCGCACACGCTCGCCCTGATGGATCAGGCGAGCGCGGTTCTCGCGCGGGAATTGCCGCGATGAAGTGGGCCGCGGACCTTACCCCAGCCCAAGCGAGCATCTGTCTCGGCGTGTTCTGGTTTACGCTGATCGGGGCGATGCTGTTGGCGTGGGGCTTTCGGTGGTGGAACGTCAGGACAGCCCGGTCAGATCGAGCGTGAGGATCATCGCCTTGGCAACCACGGCTGCCTGGTTGGTCGTCTCCCCGTGACGTTCGATTGCCTGCGTCCGTGAACTCGCCGCATAGGAGGTTAGCTGATGGGTGAAGCCGGATAGCCAGCGCCCCGCGACGGTGGTGCTTTGCGATTCGGCAATGTTTTCACCGACGACCGTCCCCCCATCCGAGAGCCGGGTGTAGTTCGATTGGGTCGCACTGTTGCTGCCGATGCCCCAGGCTGCAATCGCGAGGTGCGATGCCGCCGCAGGGGTGAACGTCTGCGTGAGGGCGGTCGTGTAGGTGGTCTCGGTTCCGCTGCTGTCGGCTGCCAGTGTGGTCTTGTAACTGTTGGCATAGCGGTTGAGGCGGATCGTCAGGACGCGGATGTTGCTGATGCCGGTCGTAGCGCCGAGCCCGCTGCGATATTTGACCGTTATCGACTTGCTCCCGGAGACCGAGCCCATGTCGATGAGGCATACGATCGGATAACGGCGCGTACTCGTCGTGGCCGCCGGAACCAGTTCAGAGATCGTAGTGGTGCCGTCGCTGACCTCGAACCGGATGTCGTTGTTGCTGCCGTCCAGATCAAAGCTGACCAACGCCACATAGCTGCCCGTATCGCTGAACGTGTGGGTTGCTGCGGTCTGGAACGAGGTCGAGGTGGTGGTCTGCCGGGTCAGGCTCTCCGTCGTGTAATCGTGCGTTGCGTCGAGCGCGAGATAGGTGATCCGCAGATTGCTGAGCGTAATCGTTCCAGAAGCAGTCTTGGCCTGGACTGCGAACGGGCCATCGGTCCCGGTCGCGGTGTAGAACGCAAAACCCCCGAACTGGAGCTTGTCGATGATGGTCGTGGATCGCACAGGCCGGATGATCTGCTCATCCACCGAGGAACCGTTGACGGTAAGCTGAAGGGAACCGTCAGCCGCCCCGCCGAATTGTGCATCGGCTGACCAGATCAGCAGGTACTTGCGCCCGCTCACCAGTGTCGGCGAGGTCGTGATCTTGTCGGCATAGGTCGTGTTGGTGGCCGCTGCGCCGGAGAGGCTTTCGACGGTGCCGTAGTAGGGCGAGGCTCCGCCTGCCGCCGCCGAGAAGCCTACCATCCGGGACAAAGCGCCGCCCATCAGGTGAGCCCCGAACCCGAGATCAACCAGGTCGTGCTCGTCAGCTTGACCGCCGTCGCCACCCCGTATTGCGCGAGGCTGCGGCTTCCGGTCGTCCCGGCCCCGGCCAGATAAAGCGTGTCGGAGGTGATCGCTATGGTGACCACTTGGCTGGTCATGTTGCAGAAGGTCAGGATCGTCCCGATCGGATAGGCGACATTGGCATTGCTATCGATGGTGAAGGTGCGGGCGTTGGCATCGGTCGAGGGATGCAGGATCATCTTGCCCACATCGCTCATGACCGTGGTGTAGGCGGTGGATTGGCTGTTGACCGGGACGCCGAGGTAGCCGACCGCGTTGGTGGCCGGGGACGATGCCGGGGTCAGGTTTGCGCCGGCCGAGAATGTCGCCAATGCGCTGTCGGTCTGTGCGGCCGACCATGTGTTGGCCCCATCGGTCAGGGCGACCTTGGTTCCGCTGGTCCCGGTATCCACCGTGGCTGACGTGCCGAGACCAAGCCCGGTGGACCGCATCGCCGATTGCGTCGTCTGCGCCAATAGCGTCAAAGCCACCGCCGTGGGCTGGATGGCAGCGGCCGGACTCGCGATGACCCACTTGGTGCCGGCGGCGAAACTGACCGCTGAACCGCTGTTGGTTGAGGCGAGCGGCGTTGTGCGGGTCAGGGTATTGGTGCCGGAATATGTACCGAGCCCGGTCTCCCATTCGCCGGTCGGGGTGCCGTTCGCGTCTACTGCGAAGATCGAATAATAGATCGTGTCGCTGGTCGAACAGACGGCCGAGAACCGCTGGAACCCGGTGATCGCCCCTGCCAAGGTAAACGCGCCGGTCCCCGTGCTGGTGGAGGTTTCCAGCACGCGGTCGCCCCACTTGAGCGCCATCAATCCCTCCTGATTTTCTGTGAGTAGACGTGCGCCTGCGTGAGCGCGACCGAGCCGTCAGAGCCGGGTGCCAGCAGAACATACATTGTGACTTTGGAGGTCGAGATATTGTCGGTCGGCGGTCCTAGCGAGACAAACTCGATGACCTTGGATACGTCGATTTCATTGGCCATCAGGTGATCGCCTTTACGCCGAACTGGACTGCCGAAATCTGCGCGGTCTGCCAATCTGCGGTCGTGTTGGGGTTCTGCTCCCAAACATTGCCGTGGGCATCGTATCCGACATCAAGCGCAAGCGAGCTGCTGAAGTAGTTTGTGCTGCCCGAGCGGAGCGCAATCTGGAGGTTCTGCGGCCCCGAAGCCCCGCATTTTGCGCGGGCATAGACTCCTACAGCGCGAACGACATATCCCGTCAGGGATGGGACTGTTCCGACGAACAGTTCAATCTGGCCATTGGTCGCAGAATAACAGAAATCCGCATCCGAATAGACGGCTTCATCGACGTCGGTGTAATCGCCAGTCCAGTCGCCGGTCGTACCGGCCCCCGCTGGCGGGACGGTGGTAACCCGCATTCCAACGGTTGGCTCGTCGGCAATGACAATCTGTGAGAAATAGTTGCTTTCGCTCGTTACGACGGTCCGCCCGTATCCCTGCATCTTGTTCATCGACGCAACGCCGGAAAGATCGATCGAACCACTGTCGATGCGCTTGGTCCCGCCCACATACAGTTTCGCCGATCCCGAGGCGCTGTTCACAACCAGGCCAAGGTCGAATGTCTGCATCGCCAGCGATGTGCTGGAAGCACTATTGGCGTTCAGTGGGATCTCCGCATCGACCAGCGTCCATACGCTCGACGCGTTGCGTTCAAGCCGAAGGGTTTGGCCGTAGATCGAACCCTTGAGCCGGAACTGCGCGACCCCGGAGTCATCATGGAAGATGGCCCATACCTGTTGGCTTGAGGAGGTCTGCGCGGCGCGGCCAATAAAGTTGAAGTGATACCAGATGGTCGTTTGCCCGCCCACTGAGGGCGTCTCGAAATACGATGACCCCCCGAGGCAGCGAATTGCGCAGCGATGGAATCCATCCGAAAAGGAAAATCCGCCACCATCCGTGGTCGCCTCGATCACATTGGCATCCGATGGAATGACCGAGCCGATCTCGCCGCCCATGAACAATATGGTCACTGCACTTCCCCTTCCAGAACCAGCGAGAAGTCGGCAGCGACCCCGACGCCGTCAGGGGCGATGAAGGTCAGTTTGTCGCCCACCGCATAGGCAACCGTGACGTGCGAGGTGGTGGCAAACGTATAGTCGCCCCCCGTGCCGATGACGGCCGTGCCCACTTCCACATCGTTCTTGCGCACGGAAATGATATAGTCCGCGCCCGGATTGGACTGGACCGCGCCGTCCGCGCCCTCGAAATCGATCGGAAACAGTACGTCATCGGTGAAGATATGCCCGCCCATGAAACCCTGGGCTCCCGGCGTGCCCTGAAAGGTCATGTGGACGAGGTACGATTGCCCGCTGGTCTCCGATGCGGTGCCGATGACGATGTTGTCGTAAGTGGCGATGATCTCGTCGTTCGCGTCGGTTAGCACGAACTTGTAGGCAACCCCGTTGGTGACGCGCACTGTCGCCCGACCCGCCGCGTTGAGAACCACCGGGTTGGTGTTCGGGGTGACCCCGAGCAAGTCCTGGTAGGTGGCGAGGTCGGTGGTGGTGCCCGCCTCGTAGGTGTAGATCTTGCCGCCCGCCAGCACGTCGCCATAGTCGTCCATGGCTTGCAGCAGCAGGGGTGCGAATGACGTGGCCATTCACGGTCCTTTCGGGTAAAGTGGGGGGATGCGGACGGTGTTGCGCCCGAAGTTCTGGCTGTGGGCGCTACTGCTGTGGTGGTACGCGCCGAGCGTCGTTTTCCTGTTGAGTGGAGGCCGCCACGCTGCCTGGTGACTGCGCGAGCGATCCGCGCAGCGCATTGGCAAAGGCGGCATTGTCGTTCGCCGCAATCGAGGCGATGCCCGACACCCGCGAAAGCCATGCGTTGATGGCGTGCGGGTTGTTGGTGTTTGGCGCGTTGCGCAAGGCCTTGGTGAAGTCGGGATTAAGCAGCATCCGCGCCGCGCGCTGTTCTCCCCACTTGGCGATCATTTCCCGCCCGACCGCACCTGCCGCCGCTCCGCCGGGGCCGCCAGCCCCAAACCCGAGAGCCGCCATCAGCATGGTCTTGAGTGAGTTGCCCGCGCGCTCCACCGCCTTGCCCGAGGGGGCCTGCCGCGCCATCGCATCGGTCTTGGCGTTCGCGATAAGCTGGAGGTCGCGGAGCGCCGCCTTGCCTTGTGCGCCGACCACCGCGCTCAGGGTGCGGTCGCTGACCTTCTCCATGTTCTTGGCAAAGACCGCCGGGCTGAACTCGCCGCGCTGGTTGGCCCCCCAGTTCTGGACAAAGGTCGCGGCAAAATCAGCGCGTTCCTCAGGGGAGGCCATCGCCATGAACCGGCGCAGCGCCGAGTAGTTGTTGATGGTGGTCGCGTTGAGTGCGCGGGCCGCACTCTCCGGGGTCGCATCTCCCCGCTTGCCGAGAAACAGCCCGGTCACCTCGCGTTGCACCCGCTTGTATTGCGACCATTTCGCGTCCGCGCGCTGGAGCGCATCGGCGGCCTGAGGGTTCGTCGCGCGAAGCGAGGAATGCAGTTCGTTGGCGGCCACGTCGAGAACTTCGGTGAAAGTCCGGTCGGCGCGCGAACGGTCCTGCATGTTGTCCCCGATCCGACCGCCAACGGTCTCGCGCTGTGCCTGAAGTGAGCGCACCGAGAGCCCGGTTTGCAGCAGATCGGACTTCATGCCTTCCAGCGCCCGCACCTCGGCGTCATAGCCGGTGGGCGATGCGGCCTTGAGGTCTGCGATCTTGGCGTCGATGAACGCGGCGGTCTGGGTCGGCGGGGCAGTGAAGCCCGGGGCGGCGCGCTCCACTCGCTTGTAAAGCGCAGAGGCCGAAGCCTTGACGTTGCCCTGTCCACGCTCTGCAACACCCTGTACGGACTGCCCGAGCGCGGTGTTGTCGGCGCGGTCGTAGGGCCGACCGCCAGCAATATCGGCCGCGCGCTGCTCAATCGCTGCCGCATCACCTTCCCGAGCAGCCTGAATCATCGGCCCGCCGCCTGCGGTGGACTCGGCCGCTGCATACTTGCCGCGCAGTTCGGGGCGCACGTCGGGTTGGCGCATCGGAATGCCTTGTCGCTGCCCCGCCTCGATAACTGCTGTGTCAGCCTGTGCGGGCGCGCCGCGCCGGAACGGAATGCGGCCAAGGCCATACAGCCCGCCGCCAATCACTCCACCAGCAAGGCCCCCGCCGATTGCGCCGCCTACGCTGCCCGGCGCACCTTCACCATATCCGAAGCCGCCGATGCTTCCGATCTTGGCGGCATCACCCACAACTTGCCCGAGCGAGGCAGCACCTTGGGCTGTGCGGACAGCGCCGCCACCCCCTGCGAGTTCCGCGAGCGTGCCCATAATTGGCCATGCCTGCCGGGATTTGTCCACGAAGGCACGTTCAGCGTCGCGTTCCCGCGTATAGGCGGCGCTCGGGTCTTGGCCCGTAATAAGCCCGCTCAGATAACCACCCACACCGGCCGCTTCGTCCGCGAGGCCAAGCGTGACGCCCTGCCTTGCCAACGCCCCAAGACCCGACAGGCTGTTGGGATCGCGCCCGAAAGGGTTTGGGGTCTGAGGGCCGGGGGGAAGGGGGGGAGGCGTCTGCCCACCAGTCGGAGGGCTGGTGTCGGTAACGCTTCCCGCGATACCGAGATAGTTGCCCGACTCATCATAGGCTCCGCCATCCTGCACGGTCGCGGGGGCGGGGGTAGCCTTTCCCGTAGGTTCCGCCAGTGCCTGCATGTACGGCGCAATGGCCGGTTCAACCTGCGCCCACGCTGGACCGGCGTTGGCCTTCGCCGCCTCAATCAGCCGGGTGAGGCGCTGGCTCTTTAGCTGCTTCTCGGCGTCGGTATCACCATACTGCGGGAAATAGGCCGCCGTCTGCCCGGTCAGCTGCTCCTTGTTGTAGGCCGCGCCGGTGCCGAGAGTAAGCAGGGCGTCCAGCACATCGACTTGAGAGTCGTAGACCGAGCGGCGATTAGCCCCGGCGATGCCGCGAACCACTGGCGACATGATCCCGCCAGGGGAAAGCCCATCGGGCCGAATGGCTTCGATCAGCCCGGGCTCTTGCGCTGAGGGGTCAGTCTTGGCGATGCCTTGAATGTCATTGAAGCCCCCGGCAATGCGGGTCAGCAGGGTGGCCACCTTCTGCTGGGCTTCAGTGGGTTTTCCGCCATCGACTTTCTGCGACCCGTCAGGATTGTGGTTCGCGTTCCACTCGCGCTGCTTCTGATCAAACTCCGCTTGCGAACGTGCCGCAGCCTCCTCCTGCAACTGCTGGTCACGGATTTGCAGCGGCGTCGGGGCCTTGGGCACACCGGGGATAAAGCCACGGCGCTGTGGAGACCCGATCTCCTCGAAATCGGCCCACGGATCGGTTTGCGACATCAACGCGGCTCCATGTGAATGTGATCGCCCTCGTTGAGGACATCGTAACGGGGGTTCAGTTGCCGCAGGCGGCGGTAGTAGTCGCCCAGGGACATCCCGGCGGGCGGGACACTATCACGCGCCATCGGGTTGCCGGCGGCATCGCGGCGCATGTGGTAGGAATTGGACACGCCCCCGACTGCGGCGTTGTGGGACGGGGTGCGGAAGGTTGAGGTAATCGTCTCGCCGGGGATGCCGGCAAACCTGACCAGTCCGTTAGGGGCGAAAGCCACCGGCAGCGTTGCCGCTGCCGCCTCCCGGAACGCGCATGATGCGGCCATCAGGGGTGCGGAACGGAGTTCCCGGCGGAAGGCGTCTGGCCTCCTCGGGCGACGATACCATCCGGGGACCGGATGAGCCTTGCGGAGCGGGGGCCGCACCGCCTGCAAATGGGTTACCCGCGCCGGTCGGGTTGCCCATCGCATCAGTCGCGAACGCGCCTTGTTCGCCAATCGGGTGCCATGAGATCTTCTGGCTATCCAGCACCTGACCGATGGTCATCATCGTGGTGCCGAGCGCGTCAATCGCCTGGTCGGACGGATCGAACTGGGCCAGCTCCTCCGGGGTCCAGCCATTGGCCATGAGAACCGGCGCAGCCTGCTGGATGAACGCCTTGCGCTGCTCATAGGGCATGGCCTTCATGCGGACCAGCAGCGGCCCGGCGGCCCCGAACTTCTTCTTCGCCAGTTCCCCGGTCGCATCGCCCGACTTGGCGAGGAACGCGCGGACCTTCATGTAGGTGTCAGGGTCCGTGCTGGCCACGCCTTGGAGCGCTGCCTGATCGCCTTGGACGGCACGGGGAAGCAGGTCGCTCAACTGCTGATCACGCTGCTGCTGGCGCTGCATCTGCTGCATCTGCATGTCGCGCATGCGATAGGCCTGCGCGTCGTGCATGATGCCGGCGAGATCGATGGTTTTGGCTTGCAGCGGGATGGATGCGTCGATCATCAGAAGATTCCCGGATTTGCGGCGAAGGCCGACTGAACGCTCGGGGTGAGGCGGGCGAGGTTGTTACCCCCGCCAAACAGGCCGCTGTTGAACGCCAGCGAGGTCAGGTTGCCGATCCCGCTGTTGATCGCGTTGGCCTGCCCGACATAGCCCGAGGCCCGCGCATTGCCGGCCTGCATCGCGGCGTCACCGGCATATTGCGCGGCGTCCCGCCCCAACTGGCCCAGCGTGGCGTTGGTCTGTTGTCCCCCGGCGGCGACCGAGGCGACCCGGTTGAACTGGTCGGTGAAGTCTGACGTGGCCTGACCCTGCCCGTAGCGCTCCAGTGCCTTCGTCGTGCCGCCGCTCATCAGCATGCCGCGCGCTGCCGCGCTGCCTTCCACGGCGCGCTGGCCTTCGTTGAAGCGGAACTGATAGCCGGGCGAGGTGGTGTAATCGTACCCCGGCTTGAGCATGTCGGACAGTTGCCCGATCGCCTTGCCGCCCGCCTCACGCCACGGTGCAGTATCGGCGCGGGTCTGCTGGTACTGCTGGTTTTGCAATTCCGCCGCGCGGTCAGCTGCCGCCGCCTGCGTGTTGGCCGCGCTCTTGGCCGCACTTCCGCCGATCACCGAACTGGCGATCCCGCCGACCGCGGCGATGCCGGCTGCTGCTGCTAGACCCATCTCAATGCTCCGTCAGTTCGAGGCGGTAGGTTTGCCCGTGTTCAGTCGCGCCCAAACGGCGATACATCGTGCCTAACCGGGGCCCGTCACCGCGATTGCCCGATTCCCACACCACTTCGTTGACCCCGCGCGCCTTGAGGCGGGCGAGGGCTTCGCGTTGCAGTTTCATCCCCAGGCCGGGGAACGACGGGTCGGCGTAGAAGGTGGTGTGCGTGGCCGCCGTGCGTCCCTCGCTCACCAGCGAAGGAGTCACCAGCGTCATCAGGTAACCGAACATCCGCCCATTTGATCGGGCGGTGGTGATCTGCATTGCCCCGGCGTCCTCGATCGCCTTGAACAGCGGCCAGTTCTTGGTTTCCCATTCGCGCGGATCTTCGCCGACGACCATGCAGTGATCCTCGAACAGCTTGCGCCCGTCCCTTCGCCAGGTCTCGCAATCCTCGGTCTGGAAGGTGATCCCGGCGGGCTCCACCGGCCTGCGGGTCGTCAGTTCGCGCAATTCCGCATGGCGGGCCTGCGCGGTCAGTTTGCCCAACTGCTCGCGGAACGCCACGGCATACCGGACCAGCGCCAGCATATCGCACTGCACGTTTTCACCCGCGAGACGTTGCCAGTGCGCCCGGTTGAACGGATAGGGCAGGCAATGCTCCCACACCGCCTTGCAGGTTGCTTCCTCGTTCAATGCGTCGAACGTGACTTCCAGCGCATTCGTGCGCCTGACCACCTGATCCAGCTTGGCGTCGAGCCGCCGCATGGATGGGCCGGTCAGCGCCGGATCGAACCCGAACGCCGCAAGGCTTTCCACCACCTCGGCCACCGGCCGGCGCACCACGACAATGCGCGTTTCCGGGGCCATCCGCAGCAGCGTGCGCCAGAACGGCGCGGCGCAGGTCTCGGAACTCCCGGTATACTCCTGCGACAACCACGACCGCACGTCATCAAGACTGCGCATGTGCCGCAGTTCTTCATGCCCGCACACATGCTCGCGGTAGGTCAGGAACTTCGCCAGCCATGCCGTGCGGCTGCGGGGCAGCCCCATGACCACGAATGTCATGTCAGCAGGTCAACCGTATCGAGCCGGGTCAGCAGCGTGGCAAAGGCGGTGGCCAGCGCCTTCAGCCCGTCATCGGTCGCCTGCGCCTCGGCTTGAACATAACTGCCTGAAACGGTCTGCCCGCCGTAAGCCGAATAGGACGGTCGCGCTGCCTGGTTCTTGCGCACGAACGGAGCAAGCGCATCATAGGCATCGATCCGCGCGTCGAGCGAATTGACCGCCGTGTTCAGCGCCGAAATGTCGGTATTGGCCGCATCGATCGCATCGCCCTGGTTGGCAATCGCGGTCTGCGCTGCCTCCAGATCGGCCTGCGTGTCGATGAACGTCGCGATCTTTTCCAGCACGCGGACAGCGGGTTCGGACAGCCCGAGCTTGTCCTTGAACTCACGGCGCGGGAAATAGTCGGTCATCGCCGCCCCACCTTGTAAACCACCTCGCCGCCCATCAGCCCGGCGAACACCGGATCGGACACGCTGATTTCCAACACCCAATCCCGCCCCAACCCAAGGTCGAAGAACCGGACCTGCGTGGCGTATTCACCGATGGCCCCCAATGGGGCGGTCAGTTCGGAACCGAACGACACCCCGTCACCCGAAACCCGCAGCATCACCAGTGGATCGGTGCCCTGTCCGGTCCCGTCGAGGCCGACAGCGGTGGCAAAGTCCAGCCACAGTTCCGACAAGACAACCGAGCGCCCGTTCATGCCGAACCGCTGGGTCACGCGGGTGCGGCGGATTTCCTGTCCGGCATCGGAATGATAGGCGAGGCTCTGTTCGTAGACCTTGGTCGTCGCATAGTCGGCGACGAGGTGCTTGCCGTAGCACCATGCATGGAATTCCGGCCGGTGGCGTTCCTGGTCGCCCGTGTTGCGATTGAGCCACGCCCGTTCGTGCCATTCGCCGGTCTTGAGGTCGTAGGCCCACGACCCTTCATCGGCGTTCAGGCAGTAGAACGTGCTACCGTCCTCCTGGTAGGTGAACGCGGACAGGTTGGTCGCCGAGCGCGTGAACCGCTCCACCGCCGAGGTCGAAACGCGGACCAGCGTAAATCCGTTGGAGCGGCGCACGATCCCGCCGCCGTCCTTGTCGTTATCGACCCACCACACCGCATTGTCGGCCCGCAGCGCCGTGTAGGGGTGGCTGGTGCCCGAGTAGATCACGCCGCCACCGATCCGCTGGAACGGGTTGTCCGCGTCCCCGGAGTCGTACCACACCTCGGCGGAATCAGCGCCGATCAGCCACAACTGGTCCTCGGTCGGGACCATCGCCTCCACGGTGTCGGGCAGGCTTTCGGCGGTGAAGAAGTTGAGGCCGTCGATGTTGGTCGGGTCGTTCAGTTCGGAATAGAAGACCTGGCCGTTCTCACCCTGGTAGAGAATGCGCTGATCGAATGACACGCAGAACCGCCCGCGTGGAGCGTCGGCAATTGCCGCGACCGTCCCCGCAGCGAGATCGAGCGCATAGTACCCGGCCCCGTCACCGATCACGATCACGTCGAGCAGCGAGGCCATGACCACCCGGCCCCGCGCCGAGTTGATCTTGCCCCAATTGCGATAAGTGCCGTTGGCATAGATTTCATAGATCCGCCCGGCGGCCACCGCGAACAGGCGATCGTTGTGGACATGCCAGCCCCGGATCGGGCCGCGTGGCACGCTGCACAACAGCGAAAGGCCCGGACGACCGCGCAGGGTCCAGCTGTCGCCCTCGCGCTCGGGCTTGATCGGAAACCAGTTGACCGAGCGTTGCTGGCCGAGCTTGGCCACTTCCCCCTGGCCCGAAGGCCCGACGATCGGGATCGGCGCGCTCTGCCGGTTGGACCGGAGCGCCAGGGCCAGCAGCGCAGTCTTGGCGAACATCAGAAATAACTCGCCGTACCGGGCGGCATCCGGCTGTCAGCGGTGAGATAGCGCAATTGCGCCATCCCCAGCGCCTTGACCGAGGGATCGGGATCGAACCCGAAGCGGGCGATAGACCCCCTGCAATACAGCACGAAACTCTCGATCGCGTAGGCCGGGATGTCCTCCAGCGGCCACAGGGCAACCGACAACTGTTCCAGTTCCCCCTGGCAATTGTCGATCACCGTTTCGAGATAGGCCGCGTCATCGGCGTCGAGCGCATTGCCGCGCCCCTTGATGCCGAGGTTGGTCGCGAGGTGGTCGCGGAACTGTTCAAGGTTCATGGGGCCACCTTGCGCGGGCGTCCGCGCCTCTTGGGCAGTGAGCCGCCCTTGCGTCCGTCCCCGTCGTGATCGAGCGGGTGGACCTGTTCAAATTCGATATTGCGGGACAGCCGCGCCACGGCTTCCGGGGGAACTTCGCTCGGCTCGCGCCCATCGAACCACACCCCGCACGCATCGATGCCAGTGTGACCGTTGGTGTATTTGCCGATGAACCGGAAGCGCATGGCGCGGCCTTCCTGTTAGGCCGTACCGACGCCGCCGCCCACATAGTGGACGATGGCCTTGATCATGCCGGTGCCGCCCGCGTTCGCCGCCGTGTTGCACAGCGCCGTGACGTAGGTTTCCGCGCCGAAAGTCTTGTACCCGCTGTCCTGGATGATGTTCACGAACGGGTAGAAGATGCCCGCGACCGGCTTGAACATGCTGACGGCATCGCCGTCGAGCGTGCCGAGGTTGCCGAAGCCATCGGTGTCGGCCAGGTCAACGCCATTGGCTTCCCAGCCAATATCGATGTCCAGCGCCTCGGTGCCGGTGTCGATGTCCGCACCCGTAAACCAGCCGCCGATGACGGTGGCCCCAGCCGGCAGCTTGCACAGGCGAACGGTATCGCCCGCGGTCAGTGCGGTGGTGATGTTGAAGTAACCCCAGGCCACCCCGAGGACGCCCTGCGTGTCGGGAAGCGAGGGAACAGGGAAGCTCGCGACGGCGCGCGGGCCAGTGTAGACGGTCGTCATGTCGTGAATACCTCAAAAAAGGGGCGGAGCCGAAGCCCCGCCTCAGTTGGGGAGAGTGGGTTAGCCGATCTCGGCCGAGGTGCCCGAACCGTTCAGGCCGGCGGCATTGGCCGAACCCGTGGTCGCGAAGAACCCGGTGACCACACCGTGATCCTTGGGGTTGTCGGTGTCGGTCGTGCCTGTGCCGAAGCGGAGCTTGTTGACATTGTAGATGCCATCGACCGCGACGCCGTACTTGTCGCCGTAGTCGAACTCCTTCGTGCGGGTGCCCCAGCGACGACCCCAGGCAATGCCCAGCGCCTGCGCGCCGCACAGGTACACCGGGGTGACCTCGGCGGTGCCGCCCGAGCCGATGTTGGCGTAGATCGGCATGTCGTCCACTTCCTTGACGATCGTGCCGTTCCAGTAGATGTCGCCGCCCTCGAACAGTTTCATCGCCTCGGCCTGGACCACCGTGGATGCCAGGACTTCGGTGTCGATGCTGTCGCGCAGGTTCTTGAACGCATACGGGTTGGCGTAGGCGATATAGACGCGCTTGCCGTTGCCGGGGTCGCGCACCGGGCGAATCTTCGGGTTGCAGGTCTTGGCCGCGAGGATCATCGCATCCAGCGCGGTCACGTTGAACAGGTCCGCCGTGGTGTCGAGTTGGGCAAGGTCGGCCGAGAGGTCCGAACCACCAGCAGAACCGCCGGCCGAGTAGGCCCCGAACACCGTCCGGTCCTTGTTGTCCACCAACCACGCGTCACCGATCGCGGCGGTGCGCGCCAGGAACGAAGTCCCGTTGAGCGAGCCGAGCGCGGTGATGATCAGGTCGCGGGTGTCTTCCTTCGACCAGTCGAGCAGCACCGACTTGGCGGCCTCGCGCAGGTCGATCGCCGAGCGGATTTCTTCCATCTCGGGAATGCGAACCGCGTTGCGGCGCTTGTTGATGGTGATCGAATGCGACCGCTGGGCCATGTCCTCTTCGTTGCCTTCGAGGACGTTGGAGCCGGTGGTCGCGGCATTGGTCAGCCGGTTGACGAGCTGGATGTAGATCGTGTCACCCGCGCCCTTGCCCAGCTGGGTCTTGACCTGGATGACCGAGTTTTCCTGCTGCCCCATGACCGAGGCGAAATCAGGGATCTGGATGTAGGACTTGTAGAAGTCCGCTTCCCACTGCTTGACCTTAAGGGCGGTCGGGACCGTAGTATCGCTCATGGTAAAAATTCCATCTGAGGGACGCCGGCGTCTTCACGACGCGGGTTCGATTGACTGTTAGCTATCCATCGGCAGGCGGAAATCGGGGGCCTGGAACACAGCCCCCCGGTTCGAGACACTGCCATCGGATGCGGTTGACGTCGGGAACGTGGGCTTGGGGGCTTTCGCCAGCAATTCCGCTTCCCACTTGGCGCGTTCGGCCTTCAGCATTTCGTCGATGCTTCCGACGCGGTCCAACTCAAGGGCTTTCTTGCCGGTGTTGTAGGCAAATTCACCCGGATCATTGGATGCGCGCATCTGCTGAACCAACACAGGGTTGACCTGCACGGCCTGCCGGAACGCATGGAATGCGTCGTCATAATCGGCATGTTTCGCGCGTGCGGCGGTCTCGCTCACATTGATCCGCTCGACGACCTGCTGTTCCTGGAACTGCTGCAACAGTTGCTGCCCGAACCGCTGGAACTGGTGTTCCAACGTGGCATTGGGATTGTCCCAAAATTCGGGTGCCGGCTGCTGCGGCTGCTGTTGGGCCTGCTGGCGCATGGCCTCGAGCTGGACCTCCAGTTCCTGGCGTTTACGCCGTTCATCCTGCAAGGCTTTGACCGGGACGGCGGCTTCGGGTTCCGGCGCAGGCGGCGCGCTGGCGGCTTCTTCAGCCGGTTTATCGCCCTCTCCCTTCGATGCGAACTTGCCGTCCGGCGCGCGGGGCTGGGCCTCGCGTTCCTCGGGTTCGTCCACGATAGTCGGTTCGGAAACCAGTTCGGGCCGCACAGGCCCGCTATCCATCGGCAGGATGTCCTCTTCGTCGTCCATGTTGTCCTCACAAGTCGCCCGTCAAAGTCGGCGGCACTCAAATCGCCCGTTCCCCGGCGGCGGGTCTCCACGGCATCGCGCCGTTGAAAGTCTAGGCGGCGGCCTTCGGTTCGGGCTGCATCGCCTGCATGCGGTCGGTCACCGCATTGTACTGGTCGGTCTCGATCTCGGCGGCGCGCAGCATATGCTCGGCCGGGTCCGTCTGACCGGCGTTTTGCGCCTGCGCGAGGTTCTTGGCGGTCTCGCTCTTGGTCTTTTCGACCTGCGCCTCGGCCCCGGCCATCTGCAACTGCTGCTGCTGCTCGGCCATCGGGTTGGGCGCGTTGGCCTGGTCCATGATCTCGGCCAGCTTGTCCTTGTCGCGCAGCGCCGAGGCCATGATCAGCATCTTGATCGCTTCGGGCGGCGCGCCCTGCGGGAACATGCCCGGCAGCATCTTGGTCAGGGTCTCGAACTGCTCGGCCTGAACGGTGGGGGTGTCCATGCCTTCATCGATCACGATGTCCACGTCGAGTTCGTTGACCGCGTTGCGGGTCTCGACCACCTGGTCGCCGTGCATCTGGACGAACTGGCCCAGGACCATCTGCGCCTGCTGGTCACCCTGCATTGCAGCCTGAAGCAACTGGGGCCCGACCACCTTCTCGGCGCTCTTCATGCCCTGCGCGTCGCCCTTGGCCACCTCGTCGGCGATCTGCTTGACCGTCACCTGCTGGTTGAGCCCGACAAAGCGCAGGTTGTTGGGGTCATCGGTGACCCGGAGCCAGCGTTCATCGGTCCACACCTGGCGGATGCGGTTCCAGATCGCGCGGTAGACCTCGATCGACAGCGACCGCAGCCGGTCGAACATCCGGGCGACTTCGACCATCCCGCCGTTCTGCTGGGCGAGGATCGCGCGCCCGCTCATGTCGTTCTCGTTCTTGCCCTGCAACGCGGCATTGGCCCCGAGCAGATCGATCTCGTTCTTGGCCTCCTGCAACAGCTGGAAATTCGCCGCTGCCATGTCATTGGTCGGCAGGATCTCGAACTCGCCATCCTCGGCGAGGATCACCCCGTCAGGCTTGGCCAGTTCGCGGCGGACCTTCTCGATGTCCTCGGTTACCGCCCGCGAGGCGCGGACCTGCCGCATGGTGATCAGGTGCAGGCCCTTCGACCGGCGCTTGTTCACCTCGTCCTGCGGGCTGATCAGCACCCGCACCGCGCCATAACGGTCGTTGTTGCGATCGACGTAGAGACTGACCGCCAGGATCGGGTTTTCCGGCTGTCCGTCCTCATCGAGATAAGGCGAGGGGGCTTCGGGTTCGAGATAGCCGCCACGGGTGAACACGCACCGGGTCCACACCCCACCCTTGCGACGGTAGAGTTCGATCACCCGAAACCGCTTGCGGTTGTAATCCGCCCAGGTGTCCTTGGGCTTGTCCCCGTATGTGCTTTCGTTGCTGTCGCGGGCGATGGTGGCTTCGACCACCTCGGCCGGCCACCCCTTCTCCTCGGCGACATCGGCGTCGTACCACGTCACGATGCCCATATAGCGGGCATCGGACCAGTCGGGCCGGGTGCTGGCCGGGTCGCCGAAGAACCGATCCCACGGAATATGGGTCAGGGTCGGGTCATAACCCTGCTTGCCCTGCTTGACCCCGACCATGACTGCCGCCGTGCCTTCGATCAGCAGGTTATCCCATGCATCCGAACGCACCCCGTCCCACTGGGCGGCATCGCAGACGAAGCGGATGGCATCGGTCGCGGCGTCGGCTGCATCCTGGTCCTTGGGGGTGCGCGGAAACGCCTTGGGGTCCTTGCGCTGCTGCTTCTCGAGCCCGGAGAGGAAGTCGACCTTGCGCTGGATGCGGTTGTAGGTGACCACCGGCTGCTTGCGGGATTCGAGCGCGGCAACCTCGTCGTCCGTCCACTGCTTGCCGTCGTAATAATCGCGATCCCGCTCGGCGAGCTTGCGCGCGGCGTCGGTGGCTTTCTCCGCCTCCTCGAACAGCCGGATCAGCGCGGAAACGTCACTCATAGCGCGTTGCCCCCGCGATCAGCTGCGAACTGTCCACCACCGTCACCCGCACGTAGCCGATCGTCTGTTCCTGCGACGACAGCAGCGCGGCGACCTTGACCATGTGCTGCCCGACCCGATCGGCCGTGATCGGAGCCGAGACCGTCAACCCGGCCGGTGACGCCGTGCCGATCGACAGCGTCGGGCACGTCACCGTCACGTTGTCGATGCTGTTGACACCCGCCACCCCGGTCAGGCTGAACAGGGCGGTGCGGACCTCGCCCAGTTCCATTACCGGGGCGTCGTTGGGGCGGAACTGCATCAGTCGGCCGTGAACGCGAGCGCGCCCGCCGAGAACTCGGGGACCGAGCCGACCTGGAGCGTGATCGCGTTGTCGAGCGCGATGTATTCGAGCAGCGTTCCCGCGCCCGACGACGACAAACCCCGCCCGACATAGCTGATCGCCGCGCCGGGGCTGGCGGTGCATTGCCCGAAGGCAATCGTTGCATCGTTCACCGACGACCCCGCCGTGACGGTCCAGCCATCGGTTCCGCGCGACACTGCAACGCGGGCATATCCGGTGTAGGCGGTCTCGCTGGTGGTCTGGTCGCCCGCATCACCGGGAGAAGCCGTGTGGAGCGAAATGTAGAAGGTGCTGGCCCCGGTCAGCGCAGTCCACGTCGCATCCGCCGTGGCCTCGTCGATGATCTTGCGGATGGCCGTTTCAAGGGCGTTGGTGGCGCTCATCGCTTACCTCGGAACGTGAAGGGCTGGGAGGTGGCGTCAAACCGCATCACTGCGGTCTGCGCACGGAACTCGAACGACTGCGGAACCGCATGAAACTTGAGCGGATCGCCCGCGATACGCAGCAGGGCCGAGCCGCCGAAACTGATCGAACCCGACGCTGAACTCATCGAGCGCAGGGACAGGAATGCCGAGCCGCCGAAGGCAATCCCCCCCGTTGCCGAGAGCGGTGAGACCAGACCCGCCGTTGCCGAGCCGCCGAAGGCAATCCCCCCGCTTGCGGTCATCGCCAGCGGGTAACCGAACGTCGCGCTGCCCCCGAAGGTGATGCCCCCGGTCGCGGTCAACTCCACCGGCACCGCGAGGGTAACCCGAAGCACGGCCCCTAACGGAACCGCGCCAAGTGGGACGAACGACACCAGGTTCGGGCCGTTGGTCGGAACCGACCCCGTCGTCCCATCCGCTGTGCCGGTGAGCGCCAGCGACCCCGACGCATCCCCGCTGACCGGGCCGGGAGCAGGACTTTCGACCGTTCCGGCCGCTTCGCCGGTAAATTCAATCGTTCCGGTTGCCGCGTTGCCGGTGAGGGCTACCGTTCCTGTCGCGGACCCGGTGAATGCTATCGTCCCGCTGGCCGTGCCGCCGCCAACCGCTACTGTCCCGGTGCCACTCGCTCCTAGAACGAGGAGCCCGACCCCCGAGCCGGTGACGGCCATCGGGTCACGCGCCGCCAGCGGTCAGCGTAAAGCCGGTAATGGTGACAATCTGGGCTGCCGTGATCGAAACCGAGTCGAGCGTCATGTCGCCGCCGCCGCCCGTGACGGTAACCGAGCCCTGGATATGGCAGGTCGTACCGTCCGAGGCGTAGACCCGGAAATGCGCCGCCGTGCCGCTGTTATCGGCGCTGGTATCGGACCATGTGCCCGACTTGGCCTTGGTGCCCCCTGAAGCCGCTGCGAGCCAATCGGACGGCAGGTTGAGCGTGGCCAGCACGGTGCCGCTGTCGGCCGTGGCGCAGGTCGCCGGGACCGAGCCCGACCGGATCTTCATCACCGCCGCCGTGCCGATCGCGGTCTCGATCGCGTCCAGCGCCCCGTTGCGGGACGTGGTGGAGAACTGAAATGCCATAGGGCGGTTCCTTAGGCGGCGATGCCGTTGAGGGTGTTGCCGGTCCGCGACGAGAAGGTGACGAACGAACCGATGCTGAACCCGGTGGTCATCGCCCCGGTGGTGTTGGTCATCACGTTGTCATTCATCGCGGCGGTGACGTTGAGGCTCGAACTGGTGCCAAACACCTGGATGCCGACCGCCGTGTTGGGATTGACGATGGTGTTGCGGCTGAAGATCACGTTGCGGACGTAGGCGGCTTCGGCGAAAATCAAGCAGCACGGATGCCCGACCCCGGTATTGGTGCGGCAGCCCTCGAAATAGTTGTACATCGCGGTGATGGTGTCGTTCACCGCGCCCGGATAGGAACTCGGGGTATCGATCCGGCACCCGGCCACTGCGCTGCGATAGATGCGGTTGCGCAACGCCGTGCCGCTGGTCGTCCCCTCGAACGAGAACCCGCTGGCCCCGCTGTCCTCGCTCCAGTTGTCAAGGAAATGGATGTTGCTGTTGCCAGCACCCGCACCGATCGAGGCGAAACTGTCATCGCCGCCGCCAAGGGTCTGGTTGAACTGCGCGATGACATCCGAGCAGCCATCGGTGAAGTGGAAGTTGTCCGAGAAGTTGTGATCGACCGTGTTGTGCGTGATGCGCAGGCCGGTGGAGGCGTAGAACAGGCAAGCGGCGTTCTCGACGCCCGAGACCTTGACGTTGTTGACCTCCACCCCGGTGCAACTGACGACTTCCAGCCCGCGCCGGTCGTTGCCGGCGTCGTACCGCGCCGAGCCGGTCGGGCACGACAGCCACAGGTCCGAAACCCGCGCATTGGTGCAACTGGCAAGCCGTAGCGTGGTGGCCGTCTTGTCGGTCGCGCGCAGTTCGGTGGTCTGGCCGTCCCCGTAGAGGACGAGGCCGGATTTGCCTGAGAACTCCAGCACGCCCGAATGCTTGTAGACGCCCGCCGGGAAATAGAGCGCCACATTGGAGCCAATCGAGGCGATGATCGCGGCGAGTTTGCTCTGGTTGTCGGTTGCCCCGGTCTTGTCGAGATTGTTGGCCCCAAAGTCGGTCGTGACGTTCTTGATCGTCTTGCCGGCGGTGAACCCGCTGTAGGTCCGCACCCCGGTGATGCCGTAGACCGTCACCGTCCCGAGCTGGAATCGGTTGATGGTCACGCTTTCGCCGAAGGTGATCGTCTCGGCACTCAGGCTGAAGTCCTGCCCTAATGCCCCTTGCATGTGGCAGGTCGTGCCGGTCGCATCATACACCCGGAAATGACCCGGCGTGCCCGACGCATCAGCCGAGGGGTCGATCCAGTTGCCTTGTGCGTACTTGGTCAACTCCGCCGCTGCGGCCATCCAGTCAGACGGCAGGGAGACCGTCGACAGGACCGTGCCGGTGTCAGCTGCGGCGCAACTCGCCGGAACCGCGCCGGTCCTCACCTTGAGGACGGCCGAGGCTCCGATTGCCGCTTCAATGCCATCCAGCGCCGCGTTTTGCGCCGCCACTGAGAATGCGGCGGTCATATCAGGCCGTTTTCCATGACCCGCCCTCCGGCTTGTCGAAGATGTCCCACCCGTCGCGGCGCTTGGTGGTGGGCTGGGTCTTCACAATCGCCGGATGGGCCTGGTCGATCGCCCGCCCGATCAGGCTGGCCGTGTCCACGTCGTCATCATGCTTGCCAGCGGGGAATACGAGAAATTCACTGAGGTCCGCACCCGGCTCGAACTTGACCCGCCCGGTTGCCGCCATCGCCTGGAACGAGCGGGCCCGCGTCGGCTTGTCCGAGACAGAAGGCAGCCATTCCAACCGGCAATAGACCCGGCGCTCCTGCATCCGGCGCTTGAGCATCGGCTCGATCGCCTTCTGGATCACCCCGCCTTCACCGAACCACGCTAGTGGCTTGTGCTTGGCAATGAGATCCAGTTTGCGCTCGATCCACTGGTCAGAGGCAGTCTGACCGCGCCACCCGTCCACCCGGTAGATGTTGCCAGCAGCGTCGATGCCCCACACGCGATGAACCGTGAAGTCCCCGCCGCCATCCGTAACAGCGTAGTCGCTGGTCCCGTAGCAGCGGAGCGCAGGCAACTTGTCCCACTCTCCAAACCATTCACGGCGAAAGAACGTGCCTTCATCGGGCTGCGGCCTTTGCTGGTAGAGCGCCGACCATTCACGCGGGCCGATCGTCGCCTTGATCCGTGTCAGCGTCTCGACCGGATACCATTCCGGCCACAGCGCCGCGCCTTGGTCGTCAATCGCGGGAAGCTCCAACACATCCCATTCACCTGCGTCCTGCTCCAGCAAGCGGCCGGCCAGATCGTCTTCGTGCCACCGGGTCTGGATTAGCACGATCGCGCCACCCGGCATCAGCCGCGTGTAGAGCGTCGAACGATACCAGTCCCACACCAGTTCGCGCCGCCGCTCACTGTCGGCCTCTTCGCGGTCCTTGAACGGGTCGTCGATCAGCGCGATGTCCGCGCCGCGCCCCGTCACTGCCGTACCCACACCGGCTGCCACATAAGCCCCGCCGTGGTTGGTATTCATCCGGTTTGCTGCCGCGCTGTCAGGTGACAGGCCCACACCGGGAAAGACCTGCCCGAACTCCGGCTCCGCCACGATGTTGCGCACGTTACGGCCGAAGTCGCTGGCAAGGTCGCTGTTGTAGCTTGCCGCAATGATCTGGCGCTTCGGGTTGCGACCCAGGCACCACGCCGGAAACCGCTTGCTCGCCAGTTCCGACTTGCCATGCCTCGGCGGCATGAAGATCATCAGCCGGTCAATGTCGCCCCGTTCCACCGCTTCCAGCTTGTCCGCGATCTGCGCGTGATGCTGGGCGCGTTGATAGGCCGGGTTGGTAAACTCAGTGAACCCGAGGAGGCTCGATCGCGCCTGCCTGGCCTGCAACTGCTTGGTCAGCCTCTCCAGTTCCACCAGCGAGGAAAGGAGCAATGGCCGATGCAAGGGATCGGATGCGCTCTGCAAGCTCGTCATCCGTCAGGCTTTCCGCATCATTGATGTTGAGCGTGTGTTCCTTGGGGAGCAGTGAGGCGATGACCTTGAGATATTGGTCAGGCTTTTCGACGCGGACCGTCTCGATTGTATCCGGCCCATGCTGCTCGAAGCTGTCGTGTAACGCCTGGATGAAGGCTTCGCCCAGTTTGTTCCGTGCGCCAACAGGGCGGCCCGGCGACTTCGGCGGCACGATGAAGCGTCCTGCCTCATCGCGCTTTTCTCCGCTTTCCATAGCGGCCTCCTGCAATTCGCCAGCCCGCACTAGCCAGTCGCGCCTTCAGTGCTGCGCGTGGGGGGTGTTCGGCAGGGGGCTGGCAGGCCGGGACTTCCACCAGTCTAAATGAAACGCCCGCAACCGTGAGGCGCGGGCGTGTGACGAAGTGGGGAACCGGGTGTTGATCTGGCGAGTTGCGAATACGGCGCAACTTCACACCTTGACTCCTGATTGCATTTTTTCCGTCATCCGTCAAGGCCCCATGATGCGGCGCGCGGCCATCTTCAGTTCGACGCGAGCAATCTCCATGTGGCGCTTCTCATTGACCGGAACGACCGCAACGAATTCGCCCTTGCCGTTGTAGCGTTCCCGGCCACCGTGCTTGGCAATGCACCACTGGGCGAGGCTGATGTCATCCACGGCGACGGCGCGGGCGATATCGCGTAGAACGCCCATCTCACGCTCAAGCCTGCCGGTCTCGATCACCGCACTGATGATCGCTACGCCAGGACCATTTCCGCCGCCCACCGAGGCGTCGATGCACGACTTGACCGGAGACCGCTCGGCGAGGCTCGCCTGATCGCGGTAATAGGCAAGTGCGGTGAATTCGCGCTCTGACAGGATGTCCTGCCGGTGGAGGCTGTCTATGATTGGAACCCGGCGGAAGGGGCTAACCTTGTGGTCTGGCTGGAGCTGCTTTTTGAAGGTCGCACGGCCCTGCTGTTCAATCGTGGGGGTGTCTCCTGCATCCTTGGTCTTGGTCTTCGGATTGGTGGCCTTGCCCATGCTTACTTCCCCCTCTGATAATCATCCTGCTTCCACCGATCCGGCTCGAAACCGCAGGGCTTGGGCTGGTCTTCGTGGAGATCATCTAACCAGCGGGCCGTCGAGGTCTTGCCGTCGTGGCCGGAGTTGTTTCGATTGCGAGGGTTGAACTTGGTCATGCCGGCACCCTCGCCAGTTCGACCCACATCCCTGCGCCCTTCCAGAGACCGGGAAACTCTCCTGACTTTACCCTGTCACGGAGCTTGGACTTGGTTTGGTTGGGCTCCTGAAGAGCAGCGAGGAACATGGCGTTGCCGTGGCCGATGATGCGGGGGTTCACCACCGCAAGCCGTCCTCATCAACCACGATCGGGGCAGGGCTGAATGTGCCGTCGCTATTTTCGACAACCGCGCCACAGGCTACGCCGAGGCGGAGAACGTGCGGCTGCATCTTGTCCACGTCCTCTTGCGTCAAATCCCTGTCGCGATCCCGGTGGTTGAATGCGCGCTCTTCGGCTTCGCGGGCTTCGCGCTCGCGCCGGGCAATCAGTCCAGCTTGTGTCTTGCGCGCCGTGTGCTCGTCATTCCGGCGCCAGCCAGTCAGCAGTTCCAGACATTCGGCGATGGTCGGAAACCACCGGCATTGCTCCATCGCCTTGTCCGCGATGTGACTGATTGCGGCATCCGGCAGGTGCCCGAGCTTGCGCTGGTAGGCGGCCACGAACAGTTCGCCACTCACATCATCCGCATTCCGGCGCGGCAGGACCGAGAGCATGATGCGCAGGCACTTGCTCAGATGCGGCTCAGAACACGGGACGGGTGGCGGGAGCGGTGAGGAGGCGATTGCCTTCACCCGGGCCAGCATCGCGTCGTCCAGACGTTCCGGCAGGCTCGCCAAGTCCAAGTCGTCGGTCGAGTGCTCGGGCGACCCCATCGCGGCGATCAGGGCCTGCCGATTGACGTGTTCCATGTAGCTCGGTTCTTCCATTGCCTCGGTTCCATTTCCTGCTGTTCAGTACCCAGGTCTTCCAAGCATCCTGCCAGTCTACGAACCGGCTTCCCTTGGATCGGTGGTGGGCGGTGAAGTGTTCAACCTGCGTGTCGTACTCGCCGTCAGCCCACGAGGCGGTGATCTCCCCGCACTTGCTGCCGGGTGGCCAGTCATCAGGAACCCAGTCCTCAGGCATCACGCGCGCGCGCTGTGTTTTTACCTTTGACGGTTCTTGATGGTTCAATGACGGTTTGGGTGCCACTGTGGCGGGGGTGGGGTGACACTGTGGCGGGGGTGGTGTATCGTCTGTCACCGGTGCCACTGTGGCGGGGGTGACACTGTGGCGGGGGTGGATCACGTAGCGGCACCCCTTGCCGGTGACTTCGATCCGGGTGAGGTGGCCTTGGTCTTTCAGCGATTGGATCGACCGCTGGACCGACCGCTCACCGATGCACGCCTTGCGCCCGATTGTGGCAATCGAGGGCCAGCACTCGCCTTCGTCATTGGCGCAATCGGCCAGCGCGAGAAGCACCAACTTCTCGGTTGACGAAAGGGGAAGTTCCCAAGCGAGCGACATGACCCGAATGCTCATGCCGCGTCCCCAAGGAACAGGTCGCCTTGACGCTGGGCGTCCTCGATGCGCTTGCAGGCGATTGCGAAATACTTGGGTTCGCGCTCGATGCCGATGAAGTCGCGGCCCATCTGAACGGCGGCAACTCCGGTTGTCCCGCTGCCCATGAAGGGGTCGAGGATGGTTTGTGGCGCGTCAGGAATGAGGCCGATGCACCACTCCATGAGTGGAATCGGCTTTTGGGTAGGGTGTTCTTTCCCCGCGTAGTCGCCAGATGCCAGCGGATCGCGGCGATAGACCTTGGCGTTCAGGTCAAGGTTGCTCCACGCCACCTCGCACTCGGCGAACGTCCGGTTGCGCATCCCCGCGCCTTTATCCCACACCAGCGGGCAGCGGTGGCTGGGAAGACCGAAGTAGTTCCCGCCCCACATGATCGCTGGAACGCCCATGGCGGCGAGTTGGTGGATCAGGTCGACCGGAACGGAATCGTCCCACTTGAGGTCGGCAGCGCCACCCCACTTGGCGACACCATATTTGCCAACGCCGGAGCTGGCCCCGATCCCATACGGCGGATCAGTCACCACCGCGTCCACCTTGGGCAGCGTCGGGAGAATATCCCGGCAATCACCGAGCATCAGCGTAGCGCGCCCGATGGTTTCGACGCGGCTCACAGCTTCCCCCCAATCGTGATGGTGAACCCGCCGGTCTTGCTGCGGCCGATGAACTCGACAGTGGGAGCCATAAAGCGGCGGTCGTTGACGCCAAGGCGATCAGCGATGCCGTCGAGATAGCTCTTGGAAGCGGCTACGATGTTGTCGCGATCGGGCAACGGGCCAGCAGACTTGCCAGTGACGGCGATGCGCACGGGCAGGGCATTCTCCCCGGCAAACAGCACCGGGTGGTTGAGCGGTAGAACTGCCAGCGCGGCATGATTTGCCCATGCGCGATGGCGCTTCACCTCGCGCGCCTTCTCGAAGTGGTGGGCGCGTCCGTTGGGGAACAGGGCTTTCACCGGATAGGGCAGATCCACGGTGATCATGCCGCCGCCTGCTTGCGCGTCAGATGGTCCACGATGGCCGGGTGTTCGCGCCTGATAGCGGCGAGCAAGGCTTGGCAGGCCGTTGCCACGGAGCGGCGAGCCAAGCGGTCGTGGTCACTGTCCCAGGCGAACTGATCGGGTGACAGGGCTGGGGACTTGGTGATCTCCTCGCGTGCCGTAACCCGCTTGAGGGCGACGGGTCGCGGGCCAGTCTTGCGCTTCGGGTTCCAGTCGGGGAACTTGCGCTGCACAGCCTGACGGATAAACTCCGGGTCATCGTCCACAAGGCGGGCGAGGTGGGCAGCCAGTTCGTCGGCGGTAAGGTGCGCGCTCATTTCCGCTGCGCCTCCGCATAGCCCTTGCGAATGGCCGAGTGGCGGCGGGTTCCGTCGAGGATGTCCTGCTCCAACGGAGTGACGAACCGGCCATGATAGCCGCGAACCTCGTAGGGGAGGGCATCCATCAGGTCGGCGCGCTTGAAAAACGTGCCTGCGAGGATGCCGAGCGGCAGCGACAGGGCGAACCAGATGGCAAGGACGATCATTGCACGGCTCCCCGGTGGCGATCGGCTTCCGCCACGACCGCGCCGAGCTGGTGAAGCAGCGGGCGGATGGCCTCGGCTAGCGCCAGCGTCTCCACATGATCGCGCTTTCCGTCCGCG